ACTTGTCTAGCATCTACCTGACTTAAACCATAATCACGTTGGAACTTATCGAAAATCTTATTGATTTCCTTATCCAAGTAAGTCTTAGCTTCCTGATAGACCTTATCGAACTGGTCTGCCTGCTTTTCGGCCTTGTCCATCTGTTGGTAAATCAGATTGGCTTTCCTCTTCGCCCAGTACTCCTGATTCTTCATCCTCTACCTCGTCTTCGGGTTTCGTGTTGTCTTGGTTAAACACTGGCATGCGTTCCATGTTCTTCTCTTTCTCCTCTTCCAAGGCTTCCAGTTCAGCGTCAGGATCTTCCACAAACGGCAAGAGTGAAATAAGCTGTCTATTGGTCACTTTGCCTTCCAAGTTGTTCACAATCTGAGAGATTTCCAGTAAGTTCTTAGGTAAACCGCGGCTAAACTGCGGAACGATTGAATGAGACTCTAGTGCAATCTGCTTCATGCCTAGGTAATGAGCAAAAATCGCAATCCGCTGGCGTAATCCACGCTTGTAGTTCGCTTCTTTGGTCTTGGTAATCATCTCAAGGCCCATCAGCTTGAATTCCATAGCTACGCCTGATGTGTTCCCTGCGAAATTCTCATCAGTCAAGTTAGGCACATGGCTGAATGTGTAGATATCCTCTTTCAGAGCTGTACGCAAGATTTCAGTAGCACTTTCATCCAGCGTGTTCTTCAAGAACTCAGCTCTTGCACTATCGCCCGGCAATTCCAAAAGACCTTCTTCAGAAAGAATCTTCATCGCTACCTTAGCATCTTCTGGAGTGTCTGCTAACTGTGTGCCATATAAGACAAGGATAGACTCTACTGCCTGTTCCTTATCATTAACACGGTTACCCATCAAGGAATTATAGGCATCAATCAAGCTGATCTGTTGCTCGTAGTCGCCAATAGCAAAATGATTGTTGCGATACTCGATAATCGGGATTTGACCAAGATTATGTTCTTCTACTTCCTCATTCTGTGTTGTTCCTGTGCTTGAATCACGCAGAACCATGTGATAGTGCAGATTCTCAGTAAAGACCTCTGCCTGATGCTTGGTAGTGTCTTTCGTATCATCTTCGACTTTATAGTAGTAGACCGCAAACAAAGGCTTCCGCTCAATGCTATCATCGTAGACCATGAAGGTATTTTCTGGATCAATGCTAACTGAATCTAATTCAGTAAGTCCCTCTTTAGCGTAAATGTATTCATAAGCACGCCCATAGATAGCCATATTTAAAGCATTCTGGGCGTCTACTTGGTCAATCTCAGCACCGTCAAAGGCTGTAAGTAGTTCATCAATATCACCTTCAGCAGTATTGTTGTACTTGATAGGATTGCCCATAAAATAGCCTGTAGCCGTGTCTGCGATATCCTTGGCATGATTGGCCACTGTCTTGTAATTCGGTGCGTTCTCGTTGCGTCTCTTGTGATTTAAGATAGCATGCTCACCCAAGTAGTAGCTTTTAAGTTTCTTCAAACGTGAGCCTTCAGCGCTATGTTTCGTTATCAATTTGTAAATCAGGTCTTTCTTCAAAGAACCCTCATCATATCCATCTCGTGGATAGGTTAAATATTGGTACATGTCTTTCCTCTCTATAGACCATAATCAGAACGTCTGCGGACGGTTGCTTTCCCACCCTCGATACATTGAAGGCTGTAACGTAAAGCGTCCATCAAGTGGTTGTTTTTATCTTCTGGTTTATTCAACCAATTACCTTCTTTGTCTTGTTGATAACAATAGCTATAAAATTCATCCATGATGTTTTTACAATCCGGATGCACATAAATAGCGTATCCTTGTAATTTGGACACGCCTGCCATAATACTATCCTTACCTTTACGACTTTCTTTGATTCGAGTTATACCATGTTCTGACCTTAATTCCTCAATCAATCGTAATTCAGCGCTATCAGCAATGATCCGTGAGCGATGATAACCTTTTTCTTTTATCATCTTCGCAACTTCTTTGGTTATCAATCCAACTTTATACGCCTCATCAAAGACATAAATCTCTTTCGTCGTGTCATTTATCAACGAACAACACAAAGCGGTTGGGTCATGAGTAAAACCAAAGTCAAGACCAATACATAATTTATTAGATGAATCTTGTAGTAATTCATCTTTATTGAACTCTTTGACAGTCACGTTCTCGTAGATTAAACCTTCAGCAACTCCCCATTCGCCATCGCAGACGATTCTAGCACGTCTGGGGTTCGTATGATATAAATCCTCATAACGCTTGATATCGACTTCATCCAGCCACTCGTTGCATTTATAAGTAGTCGTAGTAGCGAATGTGTTAGCTCGTCTCGTTTCTTCATCAAAGAAGACACGTTTGAGCCAGTGCCTCTCGTTCCATGGGTTAAATGTGACTGTGATTTGTTTAAAGAAATCAGGTACGTCTAAGCTACCACGGATTGATTCAACAACCGTACTAAACTTGTCTTCAGTTTCAATTTGATACGCTTCCTCAAACCATGCCCAACAAAGGATACCAACGTCAACTGTAATAGATGTGATTTTAAGTTCATCATCCAAACCACGGAACAGAATCTTTTGGCCAGTCGCTTTTATAGTTATCTCAGGCAAAGACTCGTTAAATTTAAACAAATGAGTCACGCCCAACACATTACACGCCCATTTAAAATCCGTATAGGTAGATTGCTTGTTCGTATTCGAATATCTACGAATGACAAGCAAGTTCGCCCAGGGATATTTCAAAAGACGTACAACGTAATTTAAAGCAGTTGTCTTGGACTTCTTCGAACCACGGGACCCTTTGACTACACGATAAAGATTTCTTGAGCGCCAAAATTGTCCGTACCCAGCTCCTACTGTCTTAGGTAGGTCAACAACAATATCGTTCTGTTTAATCTGGTATGTCTGACTCATTCGCAAACACCACCGTTCCAGAAACGTCTGCCTCTACTTTGTCTGTCCACATCTTATGTCGTTTACCTAACAATTCAAGAGCTTTATTCCTATCGCTGTTCTTTGTTGGGTATTCGACAAGTTGAGGGATTTCATTGTAGACTTTTACAGACTTACCAGTCACGGGATCAGTCATTAACTCAGCTACTTTTGTCGTGACTACTGTTGTTTCTTTCGCTTGTCCCGACGCGATTTCTGACAGCATCACAAGAATTTGTTTTTGAGTTAAGATTTTTTCATCTTGCAACTCCTCCATTCGATTTTTGATGTAATCAGAAATTCCGACATTATCCAACAATTCAGAAGATCTTGCTTTAGCATATTTCTCACTATATCCTGCTTTTAAAGCTGATTGATAAGCATTACCTGAGATGATGTACTCATCTGCGAATCGTCTTTGTCTTTCATTCAATTTTCCATCACCTCCTTTCACAATAAAAAAGCCACACGATGTGTGACCTTTTCAAAACCTCTCATTGCGAATTAAAATCGCAATTGGAACGACAGGACTCGAACCTGTGACGTCTCAATTCCCTAAACAGGACTTAATCCGTCTACCATATATCCATTAATCAGCATGAGACTACTGCTTTAAGCGAGTGACTTTTGATAACTTATTGTTTATTATCTTGTCCACAAATATTCCTACTTGTATCACTCATGCACGATTGGTTAGACCAATCACTCCTTACATCACAAACTACTAAGCCATTTTTCAATTAACGAAGACCCCGCTAAAAGTCTAAGCTGCTTTACTCTTTGACTTTACTCTCATCCTTGCGAGACTTGAGCAGGCAATCTAATTGCCGAAGTACACTTTCGTTTGCGACGGGCGATGACTTTTGCTTTTTTTGAGTTTTTTCTATCTTGAATAGCCTTAAAATATAAAAATCATCTTTCATCTATCACAGACACGCATCGCCATGTGTTTCATTCTCTTTTGAAGAACAAAATGCACAGCGCCTGCTTGTTATCGATTGTTTTGCGGACAATCAACTCACCTTACATACTTTTGGGAGGCGCCCAATTTTTGTAAGATATGGTATTGAGCTCTTGTTGCACCTCGAACCAAATACCTCTTTTCCTCTTATAGACTCGTTTCACAGCCAAACTGCCACGTTTGCATTTCCTCAGCACCTTGCCGTTGGAATCTCTCTGCTTTAACTTCGCCTACCTATTCCAAAACTGAAATAGTTAAGATTAAATTGCTTAGATTGACCATTACTGGCAGGATGTTTGATAGATTTAAAAACATCCTTTTCCTGAGTTACCACAGATTATCTAGGCTAAGCCCTAAAAATGCAAAGCGACTACTACCTTGCGTGTTAATTAGTAATCATTTTGAAAGTTTTCCTTTTTTATTTTTTGTAGTCTTTAACGGCGATGCCCGGAATCGAACCAAGGGAAACATAGGAGAGAAACCACTTGCCTGTCACCGCCAAAACGAGACCGAAGCCTCGGAAAAATATAATAAAGTATAAAGGAGACGTCAATTGACCTATCACTTGACAATACTATTTTACCATGTAAAATAAGCCGTTTCCTAGCAATTTACTTGCAAACATCTCCCAAAAATTTACGAAAGACAATCAGCTTACCTTTTCGATAGGCTTCCGCAAATTCCAAAGCACCTCTGCTAAGCATGCGGTAGAACTCACTTTCAGAATAGCCTAAGTCCATATAGATAGCCTTGTCTGATAATTGGATTTTCATATCCATGTACTTCTTTGCGATAACCTGCCGAACATATGGATCCATAATGCAGTTGACTGCTCTCTCAATCTCCAGGACTTCTGCTTCTGCATCCACATGTTCGATAACCATATTCTCAGTAGCTGTGTTCTTACCAGTTAATGTCTTTGGTTCAAATGAGTAGGTCGTTGTGATTTTAGGCAAATACTCAGCGCCTGCCATTCGGACATACGAGCGATAACTCTCTAGAACGTCATATACATTTTTTTTGGTAAATTGCACGTCAACTCTTTTTAATAACCTCACAACATCGCTCCTTTATGATATAATATTTTTATCGGAATATCACAAAGGAGTCAGCTGTGCTGGCTTTTTTATTTTATTCTTTATTCGTGATCACACTACCTACACCGTTAACAGTAACCCAGCCATGTTTTTCACGGGCTTCTGCTTCTTTCATCCGGATAAGATTATCTGTGATTGAGTCTGACTTAGCTTTGTTAGCCTTGGCTTCACCTTCTGCTTTGATGATACCTGCATCAGCTTCTGCTTGAGCTTGAACTTTCTTGGTATCGGCTTCCACCTTAGCTTTTTCTTGTTCCTGCTTAGCTGTATCTATCTCTTTTTGTTTAACAGATTCATTTTTGATTGCTGCTTCAATCTCATCGCCTGCGTCTTGGTCTGTGATGGTAAAAGATACAAACTCCAAATCATAAGACTCAAATTTTTCTTTGAGAGCTTTATCGATCATTTCATAAACTTCTGTACGCTTATTACCGAGGATATCGTAAATATCGTAATTTCCTGTTACAGATTCAATAGCACGCTGAACAGCAGGAGATACTACGCTATTATTCACGTTTTCTAAGTCTGTGTAATTAGAAAATACCGTCATGGCTTTTTCCTTATTGACACGATATTTCACATCGATATTAGTGTTGAGCCACTGACCATCTTTAGTCTGAGTCGTGATTTTCTCCATTGTTTTTGTTTGAACAGATGTCGATAAGGTGTAGACTTTATCAATAAATGGCATTTTTAGATGATATCCTGTTTGCAGGGTATTTTCTTGTACACCTCCAATTGCGCTAACATTAACTCCAACTGTATTAGCTGGGATACGCTTCACGGCCGTGAGACGAAAAATACCAAGTGAAGCAACAGCTGCAACTGTAATGATACCGCCTTTAGCAAGCTTTGTAAGTGTTGTTTTTCCTGTTTCGTGATTGTATTGTGTAAACATTGTTTTACTCCTTTTTCAAATTATTTTCCCATCAAAAACTAGTGTTATTGTACCTGTACCATCTTTGTGTTTAGATACTAAAGCACGACAATCTGAGCCTAATTCAATACCCTCAACTGTGATACTGCGCTTTATCCTGTCAACATTGATGATTGTTCCCATTAATGTTTTAATTCTCATGTTCCATCTCCTCGATAAGCCAGTCAAGGTTCTTTCTGGCTTTCTTCAGGTCTTCAAGACCGTTTTTCTTCTGAAATCGCAGTTGATACTTCAATGCATTTCCAAGATAAAAGCCTTTCAGCTGTTCTGGTGTCATGAAATTCCTTAAAGCATCGATAGATTCCATGCCAAATCTTCCTTGGTAGTGGTTTGGTTTGTTTATGTTGTCAATTATTTCTGGATCCATTTGATAGCCTCCAAAAGTTCTAAGATTATTCGATTCCATTCTTCTGTTGTTGTTTCTCTAAAATCAAACTGAGACATCATTTCAGCTTTTTTGAATAATGCCCTCTTAAAGAATGAAGCTTTTTTGGAAAAATCCATATCATCTGTTTTAAACTCAGTCGTAATTTTCTTTCCATAACCCTCTATCTCTACATGGACTCTTGTTTTTCCATATAGATGTAGAGGCTCAGCCCAAACACTTCCTTTCAAGTCTGATTCAACGACTTTTTTAAGCATTAACGATATCTTCTTAGTTTCACTCTCTTTTTTAGCACCACTGAAAGGGTATCTTTTTGGTCTCATTTCTTATCCTCCAAAAACTCTGGGTTCTCGTAGATGTTACCGATGATTTCACATTTCATGTAAGCTAAATAAAGAGGTTTCCATTCTGCTTTTTGTTTGTGTGGTTCATCTACGAATCTATAAATAAAACTTGCGTAAGAGCCGTGCCATCTTACAAGCGCTTTTCTGCCTCTGTAATCAAGGATATCCCCCTCAAAGATTTCCTTACTGTTTCTGTCAAACAATCCTGTTGATTGCATGAGTTCGATTTCGTTTATCGGTACATTAAAATCTAGAAATTTACCTTTGAAAAGTACATGAGATACGCTCCCGTCAAGTTCAAATGTTATTTGTCCGACTCTTCCTAATTCTTTCCCTGCTTTTTTCCACGCTCTATATCTTGGTATCATCCCAAATCCTCCTCTTTGACGAACGTACCATCAATCCATTTACCCTTGCGGTCTTTAATTTCTTGATAGGCTAGTTCAAAACATTCTTCAAAATCATAACCGAGAGCATTGCTGATTGATTTTAACCAATAAATTGAACGAGTTAAATCGACTATATATAGATCTTTATCCGTGAATCCATTTGATAACTGAATATTGCTGATTGTCCTATTCAAAAAGACCAGACATTCTATAACATGGTATCCGTCGCTAAAAACTTCCTCAAAAATCTCCTGCACATCTACCTTAATCAGCAAGGCCAGACCGACAATCACAACTGCACAATCTCCAATGCTGTCCTTAGTCAGTTGCTCATTCTTCTTGAGATAGCCTGCGCATAACTCACCGAATTCTTCACTAAGTTTTAATGACTGCTTGTCCAGCCGTCCACCGTTTTCTAAATCACGGTCAATAAACCATTGTTTGACTTTGTCTATTGTGTTCATGATAACTCCTAAAATAATTTTATTTTCTTCTCGTAAACATCAAGTCTCTGTTTAGCAATATTGAAGATGTCTCTATCTAACTCGCAACCTACATACTCAAAACCTAATTCTTGACAAGCGATTAAACTACTTGCTGAACCAACATGAGTATCAAGAATCTTGTCTCCGTCTTTTGCGTAAGTTTGAAGTAACCAAAGATAAAGATTTATCGGTTTTTGTGTCGGATGGATTCTAACCTCATTTAAGGCCTTATTTCCTTGTTGTATATGACCTTCAGATATCGACTTCCCTTGCATCATACCATTCCACATGTAACGAAATAGCCGAATACTATCATGATAACTGCAGTACGCTATCTCACAATCTGAGAAACTTGACTTGCCATTAACTTTGTCCCACACAATACGGCCAGAACCAAAAGAGTAGTCGAAGTAGTTCACGCCCCAAATGATTTGATTTTTTGAAACTCTAAATAACTCATCAAAATAATCTCTATTTGGAATTTTCCACTCCGAGGTTTTGCCATACAGTCTATTGACACCAATCGGACTGACTTTTCGACCATAGTATTCTCTTTTTTCTGGACCAGAAAAATATGGCGGATCGACAATAGCTAAATCAAAATAGTTGTCAGGATATCTTTTTATGACGTCCATACAATCTTCGTGAAGAAATAATTTCATAACATCACCTCATCCCCGACCGTCACCTTTTCATACACGTCCTTCGTAACCACGAACACCCCATAATCACGAATCGTAAGCGTATATAGCTTCCCGTGCCGTCCTTTCTCAAGGACCTTACCGAATATCTCAGCGCCTTGATTATCAGCTTTATAGACGATAATCAGGCGCTTTTCTTCTAGTTTTTTTATGTGGATGCTCTGCCAGATGTTTAATCCAGCAGATAGTAATATCCAGATAGCTATGAATCGTTTCAATTTGTGACCTCCTTACTCTTCTTCATCCATAATTTCATTAAACTGCTCTTCGTTAATAAGTCCACGGTCAATCATTGTTTGGACCGTCAATTCAATTTTTATCAATCTGTTCAATTCTTTGTTAGGCAACGTAGCCATAATAACTTCTTCCATCACTCCACCCCTTTTTTGAAAGCTATATTCAACCATAGATTGTATTTGTGCATTTTACGCTCAATTTTTTTAGGTATATTCCTTTCAAAAACAATAAGCGGACCATCTGTGTCTTCTGTATCTGAGTAATTTATGATTTTATCTTTTGAGTAACAATTTAAAAATTGTTTTCCAAAATGGTTGCGAAAAGATATTTTGAATATTTTCTTTTCTTTGTAACAACTTTTAATCATTATTCGTCTTCTTGATTTGTTTAATGACATAAGTCCACCTCCTCAATCTCAATCCCTGGGCAATCGAACACCCAGCCGAATCCAGCTTCTTCTAGTTGTTTGCGGGTAAGTTTAGAATACGCTCTGCTACTGTAGAAAAAAACAGCATTCTCATCAGGATTGTTCATAATGTACTGACCAGATGCTTTAATCTTAACCAGATACCTCTTCTCTTCATCGACCTCGTAGCCGAATTGGTGCATGTTGACAAGGGTTTGAATAGGTGTATTATCTACGTCGTTTAACCAAAAAGCGAACTTACTATCAATCTTTCCCGACTCGCTTTTTGAAGATAACCAATCCCACACATTGTACTCAAATTCGTCTTTGTGTTCCTCATACCAATCCGCCACAAACTTCTTAACTTTGACTTTTCGCGGTTCGTCTAGTTGTTTCAAGTCTTCTAGAAAAATTTGACGAGCTAGTTCTCCTGTTTTACCATTCCACTTCCCCTCATATCTTTTGTATTTCTCAGTTAATTCCTTAACATTCATCTTCCAACTCCTTTATTTTCTTCCTCAATTCTTTATTCTTTTTCTTCAACAAATCACGCTCCAATGCTCTAATTCGTCTCTTACGTGAATCGCACGGCTTCGAATACTCGATTATCTTCTCTTCGTTTTGCTCGATTGTGCGTTGATAACCTTTTATCAATTCCTTTTTGTCAAATCCCATCCACTATCCTTTGCAATATCTCGTGATACTCATAAATCTCCAGTTCAATTCTGTAATTCTTATTTCCAGACTTGCCACCGTGCATGAATTCAGTCGATACTATCACATTGTAATTATCATCTGTCCAAATCTTTGCGTCCGTCAAACCGTCAAACAAAGCCTTGCTTGTGGGCGACCAGTTCGGTGGGTCATACTTCCTATTTGTCGGAGGATATATCCGAACCTTAACCTTGCAAGGCTTGTCCTCGCTGTAAGGCAATCCAAAGTAATCTCTCAGTACATTGTTGCCCTCATATTCGGCTAACTGCCGTAAGAACTTAGTGATTTTAGCTTTTTGATGAAAGTGAGGTCTGTCGTTTGCGTTGATCATCTGTTTCCTGTTCAACTCAAATTTCAAAATCAATCGTTCTTTCATGTCTTTGTGAACACCTCATTCAGTTCCATAATCTCCTCATTGTTGTTATACGGATCATACGCTAACCGCCCGAAACCTGCTTTATTCGTGCTTGTTGGTGTGTTACCTGTCCATTTCAAATGCAGAAACTTACTGCACGCTCTACAACGAATTGATGAAGGTTTAATCTTAACCATTCTGTGATAACATTCCCCACAAAACGGACACTGCACGTCTACTTTTACTAATTCAGTCATATTTTTCCAATCTATCAAACATTAAAATGGCAAATCATCATCCGAAATATCCATCGGATTTGAATTTCTAGCAAAATTAGGCGATTGCTGATCGTGGTTGTCATCTAATGGTTGACCACCATCTTTCTTAAATTCCATAAGCTGGAAATTCTCAGCCACAACCTCTGTCACATAGACACGTTGACCTTGCTGGTTATCATAAGTACGAGTCTGAATGCGTCCTGTAATTCCAATCAAAGCGCCCTTCTTAGCCCAGTTAGCGAGATTTTCAGCTTGCTTGCGCCACATAACGCAATTGATAAAATCAGCTTCACGCTCTCCATTCTCGCTTTTAAATGTGCGATTCACTGCAAGAGTAAATGTAGCGACTGCCACATTTGACTGCGTGTATCTCAATTCTGCGTCTTTTGTCAAACGACCAACTAATACGACATTATTTAACATTTTCTAGTTTCCTTTCAATTTACCAAGTAACATATCCGCATCTTCAATCTGAGACTGCTTAATCATCTTATAGTCAACTACTCCAAGATGGTTCAAGAACCATTTAACGATAGAACCATCCTCTTTGCCTTTTTCAGCAGAAATAGTAGCAATTTCTTTCAAGTAGTAGTTTGCTTTTTCTACAGAAATAACTGGGTCATTGACTTTTTTAGGTTGTTGCTTTTTTGTTTGTGTAGCCTCATTCCCGTCATCGTCTTGATCGCTGGTTATTCCAAAAATAGCAGATAATGCGTAGCGTTTAGCGTAAGTGATAGCTGACCCGATTGATTGAGGGTCGTTTTTGACTGGCTTCATTTTGATTGGATCATATTCAATCCACTCTCCTGAACTATGCATCACCAGCGTCCCAACTGTGACATTCCCATCTTCATCGCTTGACGGAAACTGTGTGAATGATAAACCATTCTTACTCGCTGACTCTGTGATAGCTTCTACCACATTTTCAAGTGGTACATACTTGCTTTTAAAAAATGGATTGTTGGCATCTTTTAAAGGTTGCTTCATTTCTTGTTGAGTTTTCGCAAAAGCCTTGCTGAACTCTGTTAATGTTTCTGACTTTTTCATATCCTAACTCCTATCTGATTCTAACTCCTTCTGTTTGAGTTTGAGAAACTCCTGAAATTTCAATTCCATCCTTCAATGCTTTCTTAATAGCGTCCTTATCTAATTCACGAACCATCTTGAAATATTCATCTGGAATTGCTTGTTCGTCGTATTCAATCTTTACAGGATTCTTCTGTACCCAGAAACTATATTCTTCAGTCTTCAGCTTGTAATCTTTCAATCTGCTTAATACTTTAAAAGCAATCTCATTTCGTCGTTCAATTCGCTTATTTGCCGATCTAATCTTGTCCGTCAGTTTCTCTTTCTGAGACTTAGCAGCATCCTTCAAAGCCTTATCATTGCTATTAGCCCATGCCACGTTGTTCATAAGACGATTGATATCCGCGTCTTCAACGATTGCTTCGATATTATCACGCAAAGACTCTTCGTCTAATTCCATGCTTTCTAGCCAGTCTAGAGTTTCATCTATATCATAAATGTTCATCGTTTCTCTCCTACGCCCCTCATTCTTCAAATTTGGGGTCTATTTCCGTTTTTTATTCTTCGTTCGATAATTTATATACCTGCTTCTGAAAATCGCATACAGGCGATTTTAGAGCCATCTACGCACTGCGCCAGTATTCCTCTAAATCAACTGCCATAACCGCTGATAGATTTTTCTGCTCGGTTAAAATCTGCCTACGATAAGGTGCAGTTCCAGCTTGTCGCTCTTCCTCGTTTCGTGGAATATAATATCCACTTGGTTGAGTCTTCTTCGCCACAATCGGATGTCCAAAATTAACTCGCAAACTCTCAACAATCATTTCAAGTCTACGTTTGGATAGATTGAACTTCCATTTGATAGTTAGCGAACTAACAGGTTGTTCAAAAGTCCCGTGATTTACTATGTAATTCAACACGTTAGCTTCTACTTCTTCCATATCTCTGCTTACTGTCATTTAGACGTATGCCCTCCCTTTAAATTCATTGCTCAACTCACAACTACCACACTCTTTACACTCAAGAGGTGCGTAGCTATCTATAACTTCAAATTCATGTCCACAATCAATGCAGACGCATTCCCAGATATACATTTTCCAACCTCAGCGTAACACTTTCATAATCGCCTTCTTAGGTTCTGGCAAAGCTAACGGCTCTGGTTTTAACCCCTCAGGACGTTCATTGTCAAACGTGAAGCCTTGAAAATCTCTTCGGATATTCTTCCTAATCTCCTCACGCTCAATCTCACGACCGATTTCGACCGCTTCATTAAATGCTTGGATAATCTTCGTGTCACGTTCTTCTAACTTGCGTTGTTTCTCAAGTTCGTGCAATTCCATTTGTCGTGCTAAAATCCCAGCACCGATAAATCCTAAAATCACTGCACCAGTTCCTAAAAGCTGGTTGATTAGTGGTGGTTCAAACATTTTTATCTCCTTATGCTCTTAATTTTCGTACTTCTTTTTCTAATTCCAAAATCTCATAAACATCATTGACATCGTACATAATATCTTTCCCTTGCTTACGAAATCTTAAGCCTTTACGTTCTAACTTCTTAACATAGGCATGAGTGAAGCCAAACTTCTTCATCAAAGCCTGTTGATTGATTGGCATGCGATCATTCTCTAACTGCTCCTTGACCTGCTTTTCAGCAAAGGCCAGTAATTGGTTTGTGAACAATTCAGCACTTTCGCCGTCCAATCGTAATTGTAACGTTATACCTTCCATTTTCTACATCCTCTCAACTATGCGGGCAAGCATTTTTGTGATATAATGGTTTAAATTGTTTTAGTATGCGCCTGATTGCCGTCAGGTGCTTTTTGTTGTATTCTAGACTGTCTTACTTTCCATCGCCCTGAGTTCTATCTCATGGCTGACTTGTTTCAATAGCTTCTCACACGCTATTTTAGCTTCTCTGTACGTTGTGTTTTCGCTGATGAAGTAATCAGCAAGTTCGATGACTTTATCTTCCATGATTTTCTCCAAAAATCGGTCTTAAGACCGATGTCCTCCCTTCAAAAACAGCATATATTTATATTATCCTTAACAAGAAAGGAGCTGATGCAAATTGGCAAAATTTTTGAAGGGGACTGTGTCTCAGTAAACTTCTGGATTCATTTGTAGGTTTACCTTTTGCCTACCGCACCTGGCTAGCAGGGTTCAATAGGGAGAGTTAGCCTTCCCGAAACGTCTTGGCTAGACACTAAAAGCCGTGGAAGGCTAGACTCTAAAATCGAGAATCAGAGTTTATTTCAACTACAGTGCTGGGGACGATACCAGCGAAGTGTTGTTGACTACTGCTATTAGTTTGAGCAGAACAATTTCCGTAGCGTACTTCAGATAGCAGCTGGAGTACGTTTTTTATTTGTCTACTGAACGAATATAGCCTTAGTTTCATTCCATTTCTCCTGATTGAGAAATCTTAGAGTCAATCTCGTCCACTTTCTCAGCAATATATGTCACGGTCCTCAATATCTCGTTGAGGGCTGTTCTTTCTAATTCGTTCATTTTTCTACTCCTTCCTATTTCTAATCTCCATTTCTGCTATAATATAAGCAGAAAGGAGGTGATTTTATGAAATCCTTTAAAGATTTTCGAGAATCTTTAACAGCTGAAGATATGCAAGATATTGCTGCTAAAGCTAATGAAGCTACTAAACAGATTGACCATACAGACGGATTGCAACTTGGGATGGTCAGTAGTTTAACTTCTGCAATAACTACTATTGAGTTACTTGAGAAGTATCATGAATGGCTTCATAGCTAAGACGCTTGAATTTTTCTAAGTCTATCTGAAAATTGATAGGCTTTTTTATTTCCCCACTATACGGATATCGTCTTGGTCTCATTTCTTTCTCCTTTGTATTTATTTTTCTACCCTCTCTTTTATTTATTTAGAGAAGTAGGACTTGTTGTCTTTTAATATTTATTGTTATTTAATACTTGTTGTTAGTTAATATTTATTAGTGCCTTATTTTACTGATTTGTAAAATACAGATTTGTAAAATACAGATTTGTAAAAGTCGGAAATGTAAATATCAAACTGTGGATAATTTTTGTAAAGCATCCTCCAATCTCTGCAACATAATCTCAAATTGAAAATCGGTAA